GCTCTTCCTCTCATCGAACACATCAATAGATTTTCATATTCCAAATCCATGTGAAGAATTTGTCCAACTTGATCTCCAATATCATTAACTTCCACTAAAACATATGCTCTGTTATATGATACGGAAACATCTTTTATGATGTTTGGAAACAACATTGGTTTTATGGTGTTGTTTTTATATTTTGCTACTAATTCATATGGGAATTGTGTAGTGTCAAATACTGCAAATGCAGAGTAGTCTTTTTCAACACCACGAGCAACGTCTACCGTAACCACATAATTGTGATCTTTGATAGGCTCTTTGTAAATATCCAATCCTGCATTTCTCTTAATTGGATCATCATATACCAAGGTTCTGAGTTTTGGTGCAGAAATCAGAGTATCAACAGATCCAAGAAATTCACACTCAAACTCAACCTTGAACTGTTGTTCCGAAGTGTTAGCAATGGTTTGTTCTTTCCATTTCGCATCCCTACCTGGGACTTCAGACCAGTGAACATCAGTTGGAATATATTCATTCTTTCCTCTCTCCGCATCATGCCACATGCGGTAGAAGTGATTCATGCCCTTGGGAGTAGAAACGATCAGGACTTTTGTAGACTTACCTGACGAGATAGTAGGATAAACAGAGGCAAAGAAGTCATCAGCAATGTGATTCGGGATGAATGCGAACTCGTCCAGAAAGATGACATTATAGGAGCCACCACGGACAGCAGATGCAGAAGTAGACGCGGCGATAATCTTTGATCCATTTTCCAGTTCTAAAGATCGTTTGTTCCAAGATACAATACCTTGTTGCATCCACTTTGGCAGTTTCTCGTATGCAAACTGTAACCTTCCAAGAAGATCCTGTGCCGTGGACGCTTTGTTTGCAAGGATCGCAATATTTACATTATCATTAAACACTGCATAATGCAAGAGGTAGGAAACACAAGTTGTAGATTTACCTGTCTGACGAGGCATTCTACAAATGTTGAATCTATTTTCGTGGAAGTTCCTAATCAATTTCTCTTGGAATCCATACATGTCAAAAGGCACTTCACCATAATCAAGAGAAACAATTTTGATATAGTTACGTGCAAAATACACAGGGTCCTGTTTGCACTTGATAAACTCAAGTACTTGTTCCTGTGTAAATTGAACTGGTACGTTTGCTTTTTTTAAATTGGGATTGCCAAGATATACCTGATCACTCATAACGAAACTCCTTTTAATCTTCTACATAAATGAATGTTGCACTTGCCTGCGTCATATTGCTTGATGAACTAATAACGGCAGTTATATAACCTCCTGGAGGAATATCAATACCAATATCCACTAAGTTAACATCAATTGTATCACCATTTGATACATGAAATGCTGCAATCGGTGGATTGCTTTGTGCTGGTAAAATGAATAGTCCAGTGCTATCCTGTGTAGAATATAAAGATGCGTTAAAATTAGTTTGACTTGTCCATCTTAATGCATTAGTAAACTGGGCATTATAATATAAGTATATAACTGCTGGGTCCCCAACAGTATTTACAGAACCAGTAAGTCTTTGTGGAATTAAATCTCTAGTATTAATTTTGTCTTGATAAATGACTCTATTTTTAACTGTAAGAAGATGATACAAACTTCCTGTGGAATTCATTGCATCAGTTCTTGTTGCAGTCACAGAATATGGAAGTCTTGTAGGTTGAACAATTCCTTCAATTGCTCCAAGGAATGAAGCTCCAGTACAAGTTACAACACCACTTGTAGCACCACCCAAGTTAGCAGCAACATATCCAACTTTCATCGATGGATTATCAAGGTGTGGAATGGTATTTCTATTTGAATAATGTTCATGATGGAAGAAGAACATATCCCCATTTAGTGGATTTTCCATCGCATATCTTATTTCACCAGCACCCAACCAACGGAAGTTAATCTGATATACATTCAGGTTTGAGGGGTCTATCGTTACACCAGATGTCCCAGTTCCATCAAGTTTATCAAGATTAAAATCTTCTTGGAAAGTCCAATTCTCTGTTTGTGCTACACCAGTCTGTAAAGTTTGATTGGTGAATGTAATTGTTGCTGTGCTTGTTATATTAAATGTTCCTGTTTGGGCACCAAGAGATGTTGCTAAGACTGTTATTGAAGTCTGATCATATTCGGCAATATACAATGCATTAAAGAGTGATTGTGCTTCAAGACCTCTGACGAGTTGAGCAATGTTTCCTGCGAGAGAACCAGTATTCAATGTGACTGCAGTAAATCCTGTATTGTTAAGAGTAACGGTTACATCTCCATTTGCAAGTGTAGAGAATGTAAACTTGTGAATATCAGTTTTTCCGCCACTTGCACGAAGAACTCCAAACTGACCATTGGTATGAGCATAACCAATTTGGATAGCATTCTCTTGATTAAATAGTCCTGCTCTTTGAGTAAAACCAACTGGATTTTCTGAGAATGCTGCGGTAAATCTACATACTGCACCTTGTCCTGGACGATATCTTAGGAAGTTTGTGGACCTAATTACACCATAGGAGTTTGCATCTGTTCCAGCACCAACTCTTAGAAGTGAATTTCCATTGGTTGCAATTCCGCTATTGGAGAATGTAAATGTCTGGAACTCTCTTGGATCTAATCCATATACAGCATCACCCTGAATTTTGGGAGTGATTTGAATAGAAATGTTTTCCCCAAAAGCAGATTTTGAACAAGCACCTTCATTCAGAATATTTCCATATTCATCAGCACGAAGATAAACCTCATGAAGTGTTCGTTCTTGATTTAAATAATCTTGTATGTTCTTATTCCACTGTGCCATTAATCACTCCAACTTAATCTTTCTGGTTGGTATCTTTGTGCGTTTTTAATTCTTGAGTTATTTACCTGACCAGGATAAATGTTATGAACAATTGCTCCAGGATATTCATCTTGGATTTGTTCTGCGAGTTCATTCTTGGAAAGCATTGTACCTTCTACTTCTAGACGATACATCTTTCCTTCCCAGACAACATCAGCAAAGAAAGATTCTTGTGCTTGTTCTGGTTGAGGGGATCCACCTACATTTAGGGTTCCGTTGAAATCACCGTTGATGGTGATACTTTCTGTTAAAAATTCTTGAAAACTTTTCATTGATCAGCACTTCCAGCGACGACGGGCTTTGCAAATTGCTTTATCGGGGTCTTTTGAGCAATCGATGTTATGCATGTCTTGCTGCCCCTTAGAGCGTGAGCAGAAGGACTTTCTGCGTTTAGCATCCTTACTACCTGGTTTTGGATCACCAGTTACAGCAGTTTTAAGTTTGGAACCTGGGTTCTCACGGCGATAAGCATTAACTGCTTTCTGACTCATACCATCAGTTTTATCACCCTTGTTGACCTTCTGCCAATCCTCTCCAAGTTCTTCTCTCCAATTAGAAAAACTTTCCTTAGCAGTCTTTGGTCTTGTTGTACTATAAAGTCTTTTATTTCCTACACCTGGAACGAATTCACCAAGTTCACCTTTTGCTTTATCATTATGATCAACATCACCATCTGCATCAGTATCAATTCTGGTAACCGCCTTTTTAACAAGTTTTTTTAGGTTTGTTGATGGAACTTCATGTGGAGTGTGTGCTTGTTTATGAATCTCATTCAGTTCTTCTTCTTTGACGCAGTTGGGAACTACTTTGTCTCCTTTTTTCTTCATTCCAACCTGCTTATATCCAACCCAACACTTCTCATCAATGGGTTGACCACCTTGAATTGGTTCTGGTTCAATGAGATTTACCGTTTCAATTTCAAGTGCCTTGAAGTCATCTCTCCAATTTGAAAAATCATAAGACTCTGACTTATTTCCCCAATTGGCAGCACCGACTTTACGACACTTTACAAGTGCTCCTGAGGCATATGCACTTGGCCAAACAGAATAACGAGACTTGACCTTATTATAGCAAGCGTCCTTCTTGCCACTACCCTTACCTGGTTTATCTTTTGCTTCTGTTACTTCTACTTCTTCTTTTTTCATTTTTTTCTTAGGGTCTGTAGAGACATATGTTGGTTTTGCGGCACCAGACTTTTGTTGTTGACCAGGATCTGCTTTCTTCTTTCTTCTTTGAGCAGAAAGTCTTTCTGCCTTAGTCATACTTGC